ACGGTGCTTAATGATAAAGCTACCGAATCCGCGAAGGAACACATCATCTCCGTTAATCATCGAAGTCTTGATGGTTTCCATCACCCCTTCTACCACCTGTAACACTACTTGTTTCTCAATGCCTGTTGAAGCGGCAATCTCCTTTACAATGTCTGCTTTAGTCATAGTTCTATTTTATATTTAACTCATAAAGTATTTCATTATAAACGCTATAATACACCATCGATTTGTAACCACAACACGCGACTTTTTCTTTGTTATAGCCTTCTTTATCTGTTGTACAACTTTAGGCACAGGCATTACCCAAAATAATCCCTCACCTTTTGCCATCGCCGTATTAACTAAACCAGGTCTTATTTCAGTCACGAAGATACCATCCTTCTTGGATTTTTTGCGAAGTGCTTGTGAATAGTTTATTTGATACGCCTTTGTTGCTGAATATGCAGGAGCATTTGGCTCACCAACTAATCCACCTATAGATGTGATAGTAACTAAGTGACCAAAGCCCTGTTTTTTGAATAAGGTGTATATGCTGTTAACAACAGTTGTCCATCCAACAATATTTGTGTTTATTGTAGACAATTCAATATCTATTGAGAGGTCAGGATTAAGATCTCCCGTTCCTGCACAGATTATTGCCAAATCTATCTTATTAGCATTGTTACAAGCATCATTGAGCACAGATTCAAACTCGTGATGATTAGTTATATCACAAGGATAAATTGTGGTGTTTGAGGAACGCAACTCTTTCATTTCTTCAAGAAGCGATACTCGTCTACCTAATACTATGACATTGTTGTCATTTTCAGCGTATGCGTCCCAGAGTCCACGACCTATGCCTGATGTAGCGCCAACTATAAGTATATTCATAATTGTTATCTTTTATCTGTAAGTGGTTACAAAGATACAACGAAATAACCATATGGTAGTATTCCGAGTAGATTTATTATAAACCTTTGTGTCGATTTCCTTCTACTCTTTCAATAAAAAGATTAGAGTATGAAACTATCGTTAAGACGCAAATTTAAGGGGTCGAAATATACTATCGGCGACCTCAGTATTGACGGCACATTTTTCTGTAACACTATCGAGGATGTTATTCGAGAACTACCCGATAGTTGTCCTAATACCTCGCGCTGGATTCCGTGCAAGTGCAAGGAGAAGGTCTATGCTCGCACCGCAATTCCAACCGGCACATACAAGATTACTTTGGAGTACAGTCCGAAGTTCAAGCGCAAGATGCCGTATTTGCACGGTGTTCCACACTTCTTGGGTATCCTGATTCACTGGGGCAACACCGAGGATGATTCGGGCGGTTGCATTATCGTTGGTGAGAACTCTGTCAAAGGCAAGGTCATCAACTCTCGTGCGACCTTCAAGAAACTCTATGCTCTTCTCGAAAAGGAGAAGGATATCACCATCGAAATCTACTAAACAATGGCGGTCAATAAACTCAAAGCACCGCGCAATATACATATCGACTTCAGCCCCTCCCCTCGGCAGTATGAGTTGTGGAAACTTCTGCAACCAAACTACTGCCCGCATTGTGGGGCTGAGATCGAGCAGGTACTTGTTGGCTTCGACCAGCAGAAGAATCCTCAATACAAGCCGCAGTGTAAGCATTGTAAGTCGCAAAATCTTCCCCAGCTAATCTTGGGAGGTGGCGCCGCCGGTGGTGGTAAGTCGTATGTAGGTAGCGTATGGCTCGTTTCGTCGTGTATGCGTTTCGAGAACATCCGTGCTGTAGTGGCTCGTAAGACGCTCAAATCGCTCAAAGAGTCCACTTGGAACACCATTAAAACCATCTTGAAGGATTGGGGTTTGAAGGAGGATGTGAACTACAAGATAAATAACCTTGAAGGTACGCTCACATTCTGGAACGACTCGGTTATCATTATAAAGGAGATGGCCGACATTCCCTCGGATCCCAACTTTGAGCGTTTCGGTTCTTCGGAGTATACAATCGCAATGGTCGATGAGGTGTCGGAGATATCGGAGAAGGCTGTCGAGGTGTTGTTCTCGCGTCTTCGTTGGCGTACCCACGAGACATTCAAGACTCCACGAATGCTGCTTACGACCAACCCGACTATCAACTGGGTGCGTAGTCGATTCGTGCAGGATGAAAATGGCGATAAGGTGGTATGTCGTGAGGGCGAGGCGTATGTTCCGTTCTCGGTATTTGATAACCCTAACATCGCCTTCCGTCAGGTCTATGAGGCTGCATTGAATAAGATTCGAGACCAGGCAACAAAGGAGCGTCTGCTATATGGTAACTGGGACTTTGTAGAGGCAAACGATATGGCTATCTACAACCGTTTCGATGGGGCAAAGCACCTTATCACCAACCTTAAAGAGAAAGTATATAACCCGACAAAACCACTCATCACAGTATGGGATTTTAATGTGGCTCCGCAGATGTCTGTCCTCTCGGCACAGATAGACTACGACAACAAAAAAGTCTATATTCTCGAAGAGATACTTGGCAAACCCGAAGATAAGGAGAACAACACTCCAGCACTTGCGCGTAAGGTACGATTGAAACTCTATCGAGATAAGCATATCGGCGGCGTAGATGTTACGGGCGACCCGTCAGGATTGCAACGCTCAACGACCAATGAGGATGGCATCAACAACTATACAATCATTGTGGACACCTTCGGCAAAGGCATTCTGCGACCAAAGGTCAAACTACTACGCAAGCAACCGCCACAGGTTACTCGATGCGAGTTTGTCAATGAGGTCTTCGATGGCTACAATGGCTGGGAGATTCAGATAGACATTAAGTGTCGCAAACTCACTCAGGACCTTATCTACCAGCTCCGCAACGAGGATGGTACAAAGAGTAAGCAGAAGACCACAGACCCTAAAACAGGGGTAAAATATGAGCGATACGGCCACTTGTCCGATTGCCTCGATTACTTGCTCTGCTACTATCTGCGTGATAGCTGGTACAAGTACAAGAGCGGTGGCGATGGTAACGGCTATGTGGTATCGACATCAGTAATAAGTGAAGGATTTAACTACTAAACAGAACAGATATGTATAGACGATTTCTAAATAATAGCGACTATTTGGGTATAATCACTCAGGAGGCTTTGCAGCAACTAACTCGTGGTAACGATGAACGCTTTATCCAGGCCGAGCAGTCGGCAGAGATGAGCATCGTAGAGTACCTCTCAGAGAACTATGAGGTGGAGAAGGAATTAGCGAAGGGAAAGTACATTGCCGACTATGATAGGCGTATCACTTATCCCGTAGGAGTACATATCTATTTCGATGGGCAGATACACGAGGTTATCCGCTCCATTAGTGGTTATCGAAAGCCGTCAATGGTGGTTTATTGGGAGGAATCAACCGATATCAATATCGATGTTTCGCAAGTTCCTGCCTATTCGCAGTTCAACACCTACTATCCGGGAGACAAAGTGAATTACAACGGCGTTGTTTATCTCTGTTTGTCGGAGAATGGCTATAAGTTTGATGATATCCGTATCCCTATGGTTGGCGGTTGGATTGAGGCAGAGACTTCACTATGGCGGCCTATTGACTATCCTTTGTGGGCTGTTGTAGAGTTCGAAGGTGCGTTCTATACATTGATGACGCTCGATGGGTTTGACAACAACATCGACCCGCTGACATCGGATTGCTGGGGTGCAATTGCTGACTATGACTCGGCATACAACGACTATGAACTGTCGGACCACGAATATGTGGTCTATGGTGGTTGTGTGTTCTATCCAGAGACAGATGTGAATGCTGATGTACCAGAACTCGGCAACAACCTCTCGCTACACGACCCACGCAACTACAATCTCAAGAAGCATATGGTGCGTTTGGCTGTCTATGAGCTCACGAAACTCATTGCTCCAAACAATGTGAGTGCTGTGCGTATGCGAGACTATGAGGACTCGATGAAGTGGCTCAACGATGCTGCCAAACTACGACTCAACCCGCAAATCCCTCGCAAGGTCGATGAAACAAAGAAGCCAGTCACCGATTGGCAACTGGCTACATTCCAGAACGACTACGACCCATATCGTAATCCGTGGATGGTGTAGTTATTTCACCGTTACATTTGGGATGTCGCTCCACAGCGTAGTGTAGTGTGGAGATTGGCTCTCGCTTGATGTCTTTATCTTTCCGTTTCCCTGAACTGCCAACTTGATTGTCCCTTTTCCAAAGGTCGAGTTTATGGCATCTAATGCAGAGGTTATCTTGTGTTCACGCTCGATAGCCTCTGTATCTTCAAACAGGGAGTGCATTACATTCTTCTCATCAATAATCTTGGTAGCGATAACGCCTGCCTTCTTATAGCCGTAGCCCTCCTTGTAGAGCGTCTTGGTGGCAGCGACAGCCTGTGTGATAATAGTGCGTTCGTCTGCAGTTGGAGTGATAAGTGATACCAAAGCGTTAGCGTATGTCTGCGGTGCATTCTCCTTGAATCGATTGGTGTATGCAAAGACTACCATTTCTGAGGTTACAGAGTGCTGTTTACGCAACTTCTCAGCCATAGTTGAAGCGAAGTTTGCTATCTGCTCCTGTAACTCCTTAACCTCATATATCTCGGATGAGAAACTGCG